ATCATGATATAAACACACAACCGCCTCAATTACATCTGTAACATTCTTACCGCTAAACCTGAATTTCATCTTCCTTAGACTCACTTTCTCCCTTGTCCGCTGGGGTTGTGCTGACAGGTTTATTTTTCATCTTCTCTGTATCCGGTATAAACTTATTACACATAACGATATTATCAGTTCTCTCCTTACCTACACTCCTGGACGTATCCTTGCCGTATAGTTGATCTGCGAAAGTCGCAGGGCATTCTTGTACCTCTAACTGACAATAGTCACAGGCGTGTATGTCCGGGTCCTCCAGTTTATCGAGTCCCATTCTATAACGCAACATTTGGAATTCCCTTATCAATTCCTCTTTGTTAATCTCTTCGGTGATCTTGAACTGTTCTTCAACGAATTTACCACCTTTCGATTCTCTTGTCTGATAGAATATTCTATCAAAATTCAAATCTTTCACCTTTTTCGCCGCTTCCTTTAAAATCATATCGGCTGTGCTTTCCGCGAAAGTACCGTCAGAAAACACCTTATGTGAGGGACATCTTAAATACAATTCAGAGGCTATCATAATACAAGCATTAATCCAATTATGTGCCGTCTGATTACTTTCTGTCAACCTGCGGGCTATTTCCCTTTTTCCAAGATTCAATAATCTTTTGTCAAGCTTGACCTTAGACATGTTCTGTTTTTCCGCTTCCTTCGTTTCTTTTTTCTGTTCTGACATTTTATTCCCTTTCAAAAAATAGTTTTATAATTATTAATCCTATAAGAGCTATAACCCCGTTAAATACTATAAGGCAACTCCACGGCTCATCCATCAATAATAAATTCAAAGTGTGTAACATCATAACCTCACTACGGATAACGTATATTAAGGAAATTATCCAAACCGTGACGTACAGTCACACCTTTTTCATACGCGTATTTCACCTCTCTATCAGCGCCTAACGATTCCCCAGGCAATCTTAAAAGATAATCACAAAGAGTAATTAAATGGAAATCATGTTTCATCCAATCCTCGTATGGTCTTGGGTATATTAAGTGTTGGAAGTGCGTTAACAGGGGAAGGATAGGACAAAAGCCCGCAGTCATTAATTTATCTCCCGCGTCAATCTGTGCTCGTACATTTTCCGCCTGATTACCTATTGTATAGGGGCTGGCTACATACACAGTTTCCATTGCCTACCTCCTCCCGTCTTGTTCGCGTATAAAATCTTTTATTTCAACATTAGTCATTGAGGAAAAACACTCATCACATAAATTAACAGACTTATTAAGAGTACCGGTAAGATAAACAGGTATAACTTTCTTACTTACTTCACATTTAGTACATATATGTACAATTTCTATAGGTATGTTTATACACCGTTTCACCTCACACACGATTACGCCCCCTCAGTTTTGACTTTAGTTTGTTGACACCTTCTTTTCTTGCTGTTTCCTTTTGTAAACTCTTCTCTTTCAATGATAGATTAGTATTTAAAAGGGAAGGCACTACACCCACAGCTCTTTTCATTTTTTTAATTAATTTCCTCACTCCTGATAGTTTCCTCTCCCAGTCTTCCAGTTTAGGGAATCGACTTTCAACGCCTGAATAAGATTTCATTACAGCTATAGCTTTCTGCTTTGTTTTCGGATTCTCACAACGAATAATTAAATCATTATCCTTTGTAAACTGTATAAACGCTGCGCTATTCTGTGCGGAATCCGGGCATATTTTATCAAGAGTCTCTAATACTGATATAAACCTTCTTAAATTAATAGCGGTCTTAATTTCCGTAGGTTTAGAGAACGCCCTTTTAAATACATCCTGGAAATTAGCGTACTCCCTATTGTAAGTTTTAATTCCTATCTTTTTCTCCCCTCCTGTTTTTCCCGTATGTAAAGAGAAACTTTTATCGGATAAATCTACGTGCTCAGTTACTCCACTATATTTCGTATCTCTTGGGATGTTTTTCAACACCTCTTTAACTGTCTCACTTGAGATAGTCAAATCTTGAGGCAAAGGTGAATTCCTTATAATGACATGCTTTAACATGTTATCGTGTACTGGACCCACCGCTATGACCGCCATACCGTTAGTCCCGATAGTTAAACCTTCCTTAGTGAAGTGCACATTATCGAGAGCCGGTATGGATTTATCATTTTTCGTAAGATCTACAACCCACAAATTTTGTTTGGAAAATATCATAAATTAATCACCCCGCTTACTCCTTCACGCTCTTTTATCGTATTGTCAATATCATTTAATATAGTATCACTTTCGAGAAAGCTTTCAAAAACACCCTCAACGTTAGATTCATAACTATCTAATAATACCTCAACACTGTCAATCATATCGGATAACATCAAATTAACCTCCTCCTCATCAGACTTGCCGTCTATATCTAAACGGTAACACATAGCATCTTCAAGATCTCTTCGTATATCTTTAATCAAAGCCTCTTTAAATCGTTCCTGCGCTATACGTGCGGAATCCATAGCCTGGTCAATACTTACCATCTTACCTTCGTAATGTGGGTTCAAAATAATTACCTCATTATCCTTTGTAAAGAATCGGTTAATTGTAAAGTATAAACATTCTGTAATTCAATAATCGCCTTAGAATAACATGATACGTTTAAATCAAAAACGTATCTGAATTTATTAGATTGTATCTGCAATCTCTCCACAGTATTAACATCTAATTTAAAGATATGCTCTACTATCTGGACCACAGTACTTTCAAATTTATTATTCCCTCCAATCTGTACCTTACCTTTTCTGTAGAAAAGACCGATTGTCGCTCCGTCCGCATAAACTATATATTTCAAAAAACCCTCCAGTATTAAAATAAAACAACTTATTACTGATAATATACTATAATTAACATAATAAACGCAAGAAAAGAATATAAAAAAAGTATGATTATGCTACATCGCGCATGGGGTATACATATCCGTATTCTCTAATATGTTCAATTCTTATCTTATTCTCTCTATTTTAGGTATTAGAATAAACTACTTTGAAAATACAGGTTTTACCTTGTAACACCTTAATATTACTATATATATATTATTATTTGTAAATTTTTATTATTAGTATAGTAGTGTGTATACCTGTATACCCCATGCGCGATGTAGCATAATTATTACTATTTTATTGCGTTCTCTTCATCCTTTTAATTTTACGAGCCGTTGACGCTGGAGAAAGACGAGTGATTTTCACAGGTTCACCTACTGCTTTCGTATATCTCTCCAGCATCATATCGCAACATACCGGATCATTGTCTATCATAATACCCTTCCTCCCGTTTACTACACAAGATAAAAGTGTAGTACCCGTACCAGCGAACGGGTCCAAGACATAACTATTGACGCGGGAAAAGTTACTTATAAAATAATCAGGAAGCTCTATCTTAAAAGCTGCTTTGTGGTACTTCTTATATTCATCCGTGTTCGTAAATTTCATGGATAATACGTTATCAATAGTACCTCTAAAATCTTTAGTACCTATAATCCGTTTAGAGCCGTCAGCGCTGAATATAAAAATAAATTCAAATCGGCTATTCAGGATATTACCCCACATAGCTGGCTGAGCGTGTACTTTATCCCAGATAATTATATCATTCATTTTCTCCCTAAAATCATTCATGTACTCTATCAACGGTAATTTATTACCGCTAAGATATTGCACATTTACAAACGAGAATTCACAATATTTAATAGCTTGCTCAGTGAAACGAGTTAAATATTTCAAATACTCAGTATCCGTAAAGTTATCATGATTTGAGATATATTTCTTTTTTCTTACCGGGTCGTTAAAATTATGTTTAGTATTATACTGCGGTGACGTAAAACAGATATCAGGTCTTTTCCCAGCGAGTAGGGTCGTATACGTTTCAGGCTTCGTGGAGTCCATACAAGCTATGATATGTTTATCATTCAAAAGGAGAATATCGCCAAATTTGAATACTTTCTCACCTGTAAACTTGACCGGGTCAGTGTTTACACTCAGTTTCTTTTCTTTGAATATCGCAAGCCCTTCTATGTCCTTACTGTCGAAACCGTGCGCTGGGGAAACGTCTGTAAAGATTTCACCGGCTTCCATAAGCTTAGATAAACAGGCGTTATCCCATTCCGCAAGCTCACTTGCTTTATTATCAGATAGTACGAAATCCCATTCTTTACTCTTTTCATTCCAGTTAGAACGTACAACGGGAATGTATTTCATTCCTAAAATCTTAGCTGCTTTATATGCTGTATTGCCCGCTTTGATTTCGTTCTCCATATTTAATACTATAGGTTTACGGAAACCGTTCTCGCGTATGTAAACTGAAAGCTTTCTCGCGGCCGGGTCATTTTTCCTTGGGTTGTTTTCTAACAGTTTACATCTGTCAACGGATACGGCTAATGTCCTTAAATCTCCTTCAGGTATGTAAGCGTAATTTCCGGTTGTCGGGTAATCTGCTCTACTCTTCTTCACTTTCTTTATCATTCTTTTTCTCCATCTTAGGTAAGTTATTTAATAAGTTTTCTATTTCGTCACCAATTTCAGGTTGATATCTGCGGTACTCTAATTTAATTAAATCAAGTGTCTTAGGTATAACCGTAAATTCCTGCATAGCACTATCCATATTCTCTCTAACTTTTATTTTAACGGGCGTGCTCTTACCTTTATCTTTTAAGCCTGATAAGGTACATACTAAATCCAATTCTTGTTTGTAGCTCGACATATCGAACATCATACATTTATCTTTAGTTATTAAAGTTATCATTTGTAAACCTCACTTCCTTGTATGATTTTTAGAAAGTCTTCTCTGAATACGTAATCTGTTTTCATATCTTTTTTTCTACGTTCGAAAACTTCCAACATGTAAAGAGACTTCAAGACCATATCACACACAGGCTCGGGTAATTTTATAAAGCTCGATACCTGTTTAGGTGTGTATGATGCATCATAAGATTTCCCGTAACAAGTTGACAGAGTATCGTTCAACCTTCCCGGTATAGTTCCTCGGGCGAGTTCTCTAATAATAGAGAATTCCGACTCTGTAGCTACGGTTATCCGTCTAAACATGCAGATACCTTTTAGAAGTTTCGTAAACTGCTTTACGATACGAGTACCAATTTCTCGAATAGGTTTATATAGAATCTCTTTTGAGAATTTATCTCGTTCAATTGACCCCCTCATATACGAAACAAACATAGCCAGGTAGAACATTTTCGTCTCTATCTCTTTGGGTATTGTCACATTATCAGGGTAATCATAATTCAGGCACTCATTAGCCATAGCCTGTAAATCCCCTCTCATGTTATTCTCTTTTGTCGTATTGCTGGCAGCTCTCATAATATATTGAAGCTCCTCTTCCATAGTGTTAGGTAGTTTCAAAGAGTACCTCAGAAAACGCTCTCCTAAACTGGATTCATTCTCTAAAGTATATTCAATAGCAGGTGTTACCCCAGCGATGAAACCGAATTTACTGTTGTATTCCCTTTGCACGTTCCCGAATCTATGTTTATATACGCCGTCGTATATCGTCCGTAAAGCTCCAAAAATTGCCTCTCTGGCTTCTATCCTTGACTTAAGGATAGTAGTGAAATCTTTAGTAACTAAAACTTTGCCGTTAAGCGCTGGAAGGAGGGATTGGTCGACACCTCCGGCCGTGTACCCACTCACTAAACCCGCCATAGATAGATTATCCTCAGTATGTATATTCTTGGCTGCGGAAATACTCATTAATAATTCTGATTTGGTGAAACCCGAAGGGGCAACGAGAAAACTCCAAATAGGATCCCCTGACAAATGCAGATTGGAAATAATAGTACCGTATAAAAAATCTATTACGTCGGTCTTGGGTAAGTGTAGATGTTCTTGATACGCTTTGTAAACATCTTGAGAGGTTAAGCCTTTACCGTCATAGCTTTCAGGTTCATTTATATTAATATCCGATTCATCGAAATCTTGCGGGTACTCTTTCAACATTTCAATAATTAAGCGGAAAGCTTCCCCAGCGTCAAGCTTACATAATTTATAAAGATCCCTTAAATCAAATCTGTTCTCCGTTCCTTCAGGCCAATTAACAAAGAGTAATTCCCTCACTAATTGTTTAAGGAAGTTGAAAACTTTTAAAGCGCCTTTTTGTCCAGGCTTATCATTATCATAAATAACATTCACTTTTTTACCTTTGAACAAAGCCAACCAGTCAGCTTTAAAAGTACCCGCCCCAGGTACAGATAATACGATATCGTCGAAACAGCCGACAGCCCGTAATATCTCATACATAGCCATGGCGTCCCATTCGCCTTCGCAAAGCCAGACAGTACCTTTACAATTAGGAAGCGCGGGCCAATTTAACAAACCGGAATTACAACCCGCCGTAGACATGACTTTTTTCCCGTCGTATATCCTCACGTCTTGTAGTTTATCGCCTGACGCGGTATACACTGGGATGCAATATCTTTGTGTTTTTGGGTTCCAACCCATTTTAAAAGCTTTTAACGTGGATAATTTCAAGCTTCTATTTTTGGCTAAACTTATCGCTGCGCCGCCTTTGAAATTTTCAGCACATAAATCCACTATCTGTCGTAAAAACATTTGATAACCGCCTTCACGGCCGCACGACTTACAGTCCCATCCTTTATCTTTACTTTTGGTATTAACGTAAAAAGTGTAATCGTTCTTATGCTCCTTATGTCCGCAGAAAGGACACACGCCTATAATATGCTCCCCCGTTTCTTGTACAGGCTCGAAACCGTGCATAACATAAGCTTTACAGGCCGGGTGTTTCCTCAGTTCTTGTACGTTGTCCATTTACCGCCTCCAAAAGCTTATCCTCTAAAGTTAAAATTTTAGTTTGTTGGTTCTGAATGAGTAGTACCAGCTCTGACAGTTCTCTCCTTGTCAAATATCCATTCTCTCCAGTCAAGGGTAACCCTGCGCTTACTTTTAACTGCTTTAATAGCTCCGGTCGTTTGGGTCTTTGCATTTTTATCGGCTTTCTTTGATAGTAATATTTTTGAGTATAAATCTTGATCTATTTTAAAAGCGGAAAAAGTATATTTTTCCTCTATATATTTCACATTACTTACAGCATTTCTGAAGAGGTATCTTAATTTAATATCCGTAATACCGTAACCGCTTTGATGGAGCATGGCGCGTAATACGAATTCTCTTTTGTTAAGTTCCTTAACTGTGTGTTTTATCGGTCCCATAAAAAGTCCTTTTCTGACATGAGTAATTCCCATTCTTTTTTACCGTATGTCTTTACGCCGGGGGAATGCGCGTTTATATCTTTTAAACTTGCCGCTCTTAACCTGGCTTTTAAAGCACTGATCTTTACTTTATTAACCCTCTCCCCTCGTTTCACTTTTCTTATCTTACGCATTCTAAGTATCTTCCAACCTTTTAAAATTTTCAATGATGTATTATTCAATAAAGTGTCTCGAAATTAAAAATAGACACCTATTTAAACGATTAAACAGGCTTAATTTTCATAGACTATATCTTTTCTTAAAATAATCGTAAGCTCCGTTTACTTCCACCATTTTATTATGCGCGGTTTCCTTCTCTTTTGTCGTACCGTTCTCCCATTTATCAGGATGCCATTTTAATGCCGATCTTCTCCATAGTTTTTTTATTTCCGACTTTTGAACTTTACCTATAAAACCTAAAACAGTACCGTGAATTCTTTCTTGACTTCCGATAGTTGTAAAGAATCTGGAACTACGCCCTGAATTATAGTTTGATCGTTGTTGTTTTTGTTGACGTCCGGCACTCCTACCGAAAAAATCAAACGATTCTCTGTCGCTGCCTGAGTCGTGCCCTCTAAACAAGTCCTTCCAGTAACTACCGTCAGAATAACCTTCATACGGCCAACCGCCAGTACCTGTATTGAACGTGCTATTCCTCCTATTCCTTTCCGCTTCCTCCTGTTCTTTTTTATCCCGTTTTCTTCGGGCTTCTCTTTCCCTATCTAATCTGTCAAGGTTATCGTAATACTCTTTCCGGGCAGATGCAAAATAATTAAAAGCTTCTTTATTTAATTTAAACTTAAATCCCATTTTTCCGGAAATAATATTTTCTATATAACGTAGATCGGAATTAATCACAATACGTACGGACATTCCAGCGAAACGCCCGGATTTAAAAACATACTTGAGGCCAAAACCTTCATTTTCTTTTTTCGCCTTCCGTAAACGTTCAACCCTATCCCGCTTAACGGTGTCAGCTTTAACCTTATTAATTTTCTTACGCTTTACTTTTCGAACTTTCCGCGCCCGTTCGCTGGGGTGAGGTTTCTCACTGCTTTCGAGGTTTTGGAAGTGTCTGAAACATTCATCGAAGTTGTGCCATATCTCCCCTGTATTCATATCCACTATTTCTTTGATTGACTGTGCACGATTAAACGGTAAAGATAATCTTATGTCTTTACGTATAAATACTATAAGGTCTACGGTGAAAATAATTTCTATAGTATCGAATTCATACTCCTGTATAATAATTTCACCTTCTATTTTAACCCGTATTCTATGCATAAATAACCTTTAAGTCTTTTTTATCATTCCAATTCGTTGTCGATATAGACCAGGAAACTCGTAATGGAATTTCTATTTCCGGCATGTCAATCATGAGTAAGGATATCTCTGGTAGAATCTCGTCTTTGTAAGGTAGTAAAGATCTTGGGTATTGAAAGATTATTTCGTCATGTACGTCAAGAATCATTTTTATATCTGATAAATATTTATTGGTTTTAAGATAATCATATACCTTGACCTGTGCGCGTTTAAGTATTCCAGCCGCTGTCCCTTGTATTTCATAATTAGCGCCGATATAAGGTTTATCTTTTTGTACATATAATTTACGGCCGAAAGAGGTAGTAATGAAACCGTCCCTTCTTACGCGTTCAATCACATCTTGCGTGAAACCGGCTATACGTGAAAATCTGTATCTATAATTAGAGTCTCCCTGTTTTATTTCATCCACCGTCTTTTGTAAAGTTACCGCTACTTTGTCAAGACCGCCGCCATACGCTATACAGAAGCCGATACCTTTATAAGCTTTCCTGTGTGTTTTAAATTTCTTAAGGTCGGTTTCTTTTAATTCCCTGGCTTGTTGTATTCCCGATTTGTAAATTGGATCGCCTATCCGGGCGAATACTCCATCCATTAAAAAACACTCAACAGTTTTATAATGTATGTCAGCGGCCGGATCACTCTTCATTAAGTTTAATAATTCAGGTTCTCCCGTATTGTTAACTATGAGGCGCATCTCAATACCATCATAATCTACAGGCAATAATACACTACCTTTTTGAGCTCTAAAACATTTCCTTAACGGAACAGGAAACGGGTTTTTCGGACCAGCGTCAGCGCTTACATTCTGCATGTTGGGCCTGTTTGACGTTTTGCGACTTGTCCGGGCAGCGTTAGAATTTATATTAGGGTTTATATGATCTTTACCCTTAGCATGTCTTAAATACCCTTTGATAGTAGCCAAACCTTTGGTGTAAGATCTCTGTTTTAATATTAAATCTAAAATAGGATGGTCATATTTTTCCCGTAAGGTGAATAAAGTGTCTTTATCTGTTGACGGTTTAGGCGTATCACTATCGGTAAATTTTAAGACAGGCATTTTATATTTACGAAAGAGAATCCGCCTTACCTGTTCATCACTGTTAAGATTTACATATTCTTTTAGAAGGTCGTAAGATTCTCTTTGTACTTTGTCAAGCTCAGACTCCATCCACAAAACAAGTTTATCAATATTCGGATAGGATAGATATATACCGTTAGACTCCTCCCATTGTGTGACTTTCACAACTTCAATTTCGTTCAGGTAATCGGCGTACCTTCTACTATCTTTCATAAACTCTTTAATGAAAGTGTAGTATAATAAAATAGGTCTTTCCCCGTCCGCTGTCTGGTACTCAGTCATTAAATTTACATTTACTAAGTTGTATTTATCCCCAGAAGCTTTCGCCGCTAATTTCACCTTTTTGTCAAGCTCTCTTGAGTATCCGCACAACTCCCAACATAGGTAATCTAAAGCGTGAGAGGGAGCCAGGTTCCTCAACACTTGCGACATTATCATAGTATCATGCCAGACCGTTTCATCAGGTACATGTACACCGTTCATTTTCAACATTGCAAGCTCAAATTTAAAGTTATGAGCTATCTTTACAATAGAGATATTTTTAAAATAATCTTGTAGATATTTCCAGTTTTCCTTATTGATTTCAGAATCTATATTGTCAAGACGTCTGACCTCTACTCTACAATCTATAGGATTACCTAAATTGTCAAGTACAGGCCATCCAATACAATATGAGAAAATCTTATTCCCGTGATATGGATACAAACCGTCAGTTTCTACGTCGAAGCTACTCACTTTAATTTTTTTAATTTTATTTATCATTTGTAAAAACGACCGCCAATCGCTGGGGAAAGGCGGTCGATCTCTTTCCGGTTTACGGTTTATAAGTGGATAGCTTCTTATCTTTTTTTAGCTACTTTCTTTTTTACCGTTTTTTTTTTGGCGGTAGGTTTGGGTTTCTGTATAGCGTGTTCAATGTTTGCGGATTTGAACATCTTCACTTCATCCACTGTCAACTCTTTCTCAGGCCAGTCATAGGCTGAAATACGTTCTGCCAGAATTTCGTTTGTATCGTCTTCCTCTACTTCTATATCCTGAGCTTCACAGAAAGCGAGTAAAGAAAGATTGAGTGGGTCTTCTTCCTTGACTTCTTCCTCGGTTTCTTCCTTGGCTTTTTCGACTGGAGCAGTTTCAGTGGTTTCAGTAGTCCCGGTAGTTTCAGCGGTTCCCGCATCGGCTGGCCCGTCAAGTAATTCCACAACACTGACATTTACGAAGTCACCGGAATGTTTTACATTCACCTTGACGGCCGCGCCTTCATCTGAAATAGCTTCCACAAGGTCTTCAAGTTCCGCAGGATCGTCCGGAGCTTCATATCCCATTTGCTCAATCCATTTACGTGTAAAAGTAAATCCCATTGGAGATTCAAGATGCATATAATCATAGACAACGTGTCCCTGAAATTCTCCATCTGTAATAATATGCTCACGTTTAATCATAAGCTTCTGTGAAGTCTTACTTTCGACAATTACAGCTTTCTGTAATTGCGCTATGTAATTCCCTGGAGCTATCTTAACCCCGCCGAACATTGAATCATACTGTGATTGTGAATCATTATAACTTTGCTGCATACCCGCTAAGCGATCTTTAAAAGACATGGTAAATCCTTTCGCATTTGTAAAGTAACATTTTAATTAATTGGTGAAAATTTTATTACGATTTTTTTAGAACTTTTTTCTTTAACGATTTTTTAAACTTACTTGCCCCTTTCTGTACGAAGGTTGTATTATACGGTAATTCTTGTAAATTATTGAACGCATTAATTAAATTCTCACACGCCTCCTCTTCACTTCCACCCATTGGTATTTTGTGTACGGGCTCACCTGACGGCGTCATGAAATGGCCTTTCATCCTATTTTTGGCTATAATATGCTCATCGCCTATTATTTGGAGCCACCTTTCGCCGTTTACAAAATGATAATAAAAAATGTTTGGGACCTGCGCACACAAGAATTGATACGCTTGTTTAGGCAGGTCAGGCGCCAAGGCGTTATATTTCTTACCGCTTATAGTTGTAAGCTCTTTTTCATCGGTATGACATAAGGCAAGGAACCCGTAATCACTCATCATTAACTCTCTTACAAGAGGGATAAATACCTTCTTAACCTTGTTCCAGCTTGCTCCGTAATCGTTCATACCGCCCGGGTGCTCGAATCCATATTTCTTACCAGCGTATTCCATAGCCAGGTCATAAGCCACTTGCACATTGTCAATTGACAGAGTGGTAAAATCATGATTACCTTGCAGGAATTCCTCTTTTAAATCTTTGAAGTCTTCCCAACATTTTACATTATCCATTACATATGCGTAACTATCATTCGGTTCAAACATTAAATTGTAAACCTTACCCATCATGTTCGCCAGCGTAGTTTTACCGCTTCCGTAAGGGCCGTGAATAAGTATAGGGTAATCACCTAAACTCTGGCTGGGTACGTGCTTTACTTTAGACATTTTTTTCTTTGTACGCATAGATATGGATTTTTTAACAGCCTTCTTTTTTGGCACTGTCTCCGTGTTCTTTTCCATCTTTTTTATAACTGCCATTATTTCTCCACTTCGTTTAAGGTCGATAGTTCAGGGAATAATAATTTTCTTTTGTTGTATCCGGACATCTTACCGCTGGCGCAAGCGTCAAGGAAGTTGCACGGGAAAGGTGACTCGCAAGCGTACGGATTCTTGTAAAAATCATCACTGCTTTTTTCTGGTCCCATTTCCCCTATGTCGGACAGGACTGATTGAAGCTCGCAAATATAATTACTTTTATCTTTATCCGTGTAAGGGATCTCATACCTCATAAAATAAAAATCAGGACGTTTTTTCAGGTCTTCTTCTAACCTTATTTTATAATCTACTAAATTTTCATTCACTCTCTTTCTTATGCCTGGTTTACGTATTATGTTATATAAAACACCGTCTATTTTCTGCTTAAAGATTTTTTCGCATACGGTCAAGTATGTTAAATTCTGGAAATCAAAGGAGAGGCGTTTCATCATTGTATTTTCTGTTATCCTGCTTTTGGTTTTATGCTCCATAAGCCAGTTTTTACCGCCTTTAATTTCATACTTACCGTCAAGCTTAATTTTTATAGGTGTGTCAAATAGATCACATACAAGCTCTGTTTCTACTTCTGTGAATTTCTTATCTTTAAAATCCTCCGGGTAGTATTTTATATACGCCTCAAGCACTGTGGAAGTAACAGCCTTCTCCCATTCCCATTCCTGTAAGTCGATACCGTCAAGCTTTCCAGCGTCCTCCTGTTCATGCTCATACAAATCTATGAGATAATTCAAACAATCGGCTATAGACTCTTTTTTTAATACTACTATCTCGTTATAAGCCCCCTTATAAAGAAACGCGAGAATATCGTGAACAAGACTCCCGAAACTTGTAGTATGGTTGTAGCCCTCAGATTCCCATTTGTTAATTTTAAACAGAAATAGCCTTTTACATTTCATATAGTACGACATTAAAGATTGTGTAATACCGTTCTTCTGTAAAGAATATGACTCATTTGTCATGTCCTTTACTAACGCCGTAACCTTTCTTTTAATCTTTTTTACCGGCACTCTCTTGGATAACGTTTTCTTTTTCTTAACTATCTTTTTTTTAGCCATTCCAAAACCTCGCATACTTTCTGTAATTGTGTAGGAAAATCAGGGCTACTATTACCACCACTCCGTATGATATAGGAAGGCCTTAACAGATTACCGTAATCTTTAAATTCATTTTTATAGTGTCTCTCAACTTCTTTCGTAAAGAAAAAAACATATTTAGGCTTTACAAACTCCATTAATCTGGCAAAATGTTTACTACATGATATAATCTCTTTAGACTTTGGCGGTCTTGTTGAGCCGGCTTTCTCATCAGTAGCGCGACAAAAAACCATATTAGAAATAAAGATATCAGGCTCCTCAACAGCTACTTTAATCGCCGCACGTTCTACAAGGTTATGTATATACTTACTATCAAAACTTTGTAAAATTTTCCCAGTAGTTTCTTGAACTTCAGTAATAGTCCCGCCTAAAAAAAGTATATCGGCGGGGTAACTTCCCGCACCTATAAGCGGACGTCTGCCGGCTTTACGGGTAGTATGCAGTAGGCAGTCATCACACTCACGGATGTCTCTAATAAAGTTTGGTAATCTATCGCTCATTTTCCTTCCCTCCAATAATCACAAGTTATAGAAGAACACCAATAATATCTATAATTAGTAGCTAATTTACAGCCGCAATTTTCAGGGCAACGCTCTTCTATTATACGCCCCATTGTTAAATCAGGTTTCTCTACACGCTTTACTTTGGATATCTTCCTCTTTACTTTTCGTACTTTTCTAACGGGCGTCTTAACATCCATAAATCATTATCCCTTCTCAATCCCATAGCTACAGAATCGGCTATGTGTTCATTATCGTACACTTTACCACTTATCAATTTAATCCTATAGTCTGTCGCTTCTTTCGTTAATTGACCTTTCCAAGCCCCAGGGGATACGAGAGTAAAAGGTATATTTTTTATAGCACATCTATCCGCGTAAGTAATAACACAAGTCTGGAGGTGAAACAAAGCGCCTGTCTCACCGGCTACTTGACTCTTAAGGGAACCGCTCCAAAGTTCAGGCTCCTCAAGTGTTACATGCGCTGGAGTGAGACTGTCAAGCAAGTTTGAAAATGTTTCCCCGGCGAATCTTATATAATTCTCTTTTGTCTTACGTAAAGCGGCCTCATGATTTATTATACCTGTTAACGGGTTTACTGTTCCGTTGAATAGTGCATATCCGGTATGTATGCCGGTATCCACGAATAATTCGTTTTTAGGAATCACGATTATCCTCCAAAAAAGTTTTCACATACTGTAAAGATTCAAAGTATTTCTTTTTCTGACTTAACGGCTCTCCTGGAAACGGGTAGAAAAGTTTCCATTTGTCGGCACGTGCTAAATAAACTATAGAGTAAGTACATGTTTTAGTTTTTACTATAATCCTGGGTACACCAGCGCGTGTAAGGTTGAACTCACCTTGTAGGAATAAAGAAGCCTTGCCTACATGTTTCTTAATTTCCTCCGGATCCTTTAAACGTTTTCTCGTAGACATTATACGGCCTTTCCTCTAATATGTTTTGACATGCTCAGTAGAGTTTCCTGTTTACTCTCTTTTCTTATGATGGAATCAACTATGACCTCTTCTATAGTATCCTCAGCCGTTAAGTCTATGATCAAATCGACTTCAGCCACGTACGGATTATTCATCCTTTTCTCAGTCTGTAAACGTGTTTCCAACCCGAGAGGGGAGCTGAAATATACCGTAACGTCAGCTTTATTAATAGTAGCTCCGTACTTTAAACATTCAGGTTGACAATAGAGAACCTGTATTTTATTACCCTGGAAATTATTTATTAAAGAATCCCTCTCATTTATACTTACGGTTCCGCTTATCATACCACTTTTTATTTTTAATCTGTCAAGTAATAACCCTATATGATGAAGCTCGAAAGTATGCACAGCCCATATAATAATCTTACTATTTTTTAATTCACCTAATAAGAGGTCTTTTAAAACTTCAAGTTTTGTGCCGTCAATAGGTTTAATAGTATCTCCATACACTGACTTATTAAGTATAAAGCCTGAACATAATTGACGTAATAGGGAATATTTACTTACATTGTAATCAGTAGCTACCATAATATTATCATACTGTAAAACAAAATTCTTACATAAATTTTTATAAGCCTTCATTGTCTTATTTGATAGTCTGAACACCCTTCTCTCATAAACAACTTTATTATATAGACCGGCGTCAGCTTGGGAGATAGTAATACAAAATTTACTTACCCTATCCGTCAAGAATTTCAAACCTGTTTCCGATATACAATAACTATGTGCATCATATTTTATAAATAATTCATGTCTAAAATGCCAGTAATCTTTAAATCCTAAAATTTTAGGATCAAGAAATTTTAATTGTTGGAAAATATCAAGTTCACTTTCCGGCATAGGTGTACCAGTTAATATATACCGCCTGTCAACGTCTCTATATCCCTTTGTGTAATGTTGCGACATTTTTGTCGTTGGATTTTTTAAACTCGTAGATTCATCATACACTACAGACTTAAATTTTTTATTTACAATTTCTGGAAACGATAAATGGTTTTCCCTATTGACAAGTTGGAAAGGGCTTTGATTAAATAGGCTTTCCTGTCGTTGTTTCTTTGTTCCATGTATCAAATGTATATCATTTTTATCTACGTTAAAGGTGTTAATTAATTCCTGTTTCCATCCGTACAGAGCTGAGTAAGGCCCCACAATTAACGCCGGTAAAGTATTATTACTAAGTATGTCGAAGATAGTTAAACGTGCCTTACCTAAACGCATATCGAGGAAATACGCTGGGTGAGAAACGGTTTTACTATAGTAAAACGCCGTACGTTGATGTTTAGCCAGTATTCTCATAAGTAAATTAAATCCTTTTATATTTAGGGTACTTATTTAAGTACCCTAAATTATTGAAATTATTTTTTAATTTTTTTCAGCTTTTTAACTTTTTCAATAGGAGCCTCTTCTTTTTTCTCCTCTTTACTTTCAGGCGTGCTTCCTATATCATATTTCGCCTTTAAAGCCTTTTTAATAGGGCTCTTTTTTACTGACGGTTTTTTCGGCTTTCTCGGTACTGTAGAAGCTGGTACAGGTAAGTCATCTACTATTACGATTCTTTCGTAAGGTATTTCCTGTTTAGGTACAAAACAGTTAGTACCGTTATTTATATGCCAGCGTACTCCTGAAACCTTGCCTGGTTTATACTCCCCAAGTTCTGGGAACTTCTTTTCAGTCAATTTAGAGATATTAGTATCTGTGTGTATCTGTGCGGTAATCAAATCAGTTACATACTTTCTTTGAGCTTTTTTACCTGTAAGCTCCTCAGTTTCCGTTTTGTCAATAGGTTCCTTGATGTCTTTTTTAATAGCTTTTTTAATAGCTTTTTCCGTAACCTTATTGATCTTCTCAGCGGGATCCTTAACTGGTTTTTTTACCACTGTTTTCTTCTTAATCTTTACGGCCATATCATACCTCCAAAAAATTAGTACATGAATTTAGTTAGTTGTAAAATTAATCCTCAAAAATTATACTCTTTTCAATTCTATTCCATATGGTGGACTGTTTTAAGATAGGTTTATTAATCCCGGAATTCTCTAAAAGCTTTACGCGTATTCTCTTTATCAAATTTACATCCAAATCACTATCATTTAAGAACACGCCGAAAGCGCGGGAAAAGAATTCATTCAGTACAGTATATGCCTCAAATTTCGGTACTTCAGAGATAGAGGAATACAACATCCACATAAATGACATTTCCTCAGTGCATTTTTTAGTATAGTCTTTAGATATTAAATGCATTATAAAATACCTTTCAAAGATTTTATAGGTAATTTAGCGGACGGCATTTCCGAAGTAATAATTTTTGTAATTTCGTACAGAGCTTTCATTTTTAAAACTTCACCTGTCCCAAACAACATTCCCCTTAAGGCTCCCTGTTGTGCTGTTTCATTATTTGAGGGACGGTAATTGACAGAATGGTCTGTATAATTTGTAACAGCATTTAGTAATGCGTACGCGGTCCCAGACTGTTTCTTAAAAGTGTTATCGTCATTAGTTTCAAAATTATTAAGAATAGTTAGAGCTTTATTCTCAGCCACATTCGACATAATGCCCTCATCATTTTGAAAAATATTATTAACTATTTTACCGACAACAGGAACAGATAATTTTATTTTAGCGAGTGAATTAAGAAGGGCGAAAAAGTTTTTTATCTCAGAACTTAACAGGCCTACGGTATCATACATTCCCTCTATCTTTAAGGGGGCATTTTGTGTATGCCTGACATAATCAATAGAATGTTTTGTAGGTAATGTCATACCGTTAGTACATATTAAACGTTTAGTATTAAGACCTAACGAAAAAGACCCGCTACCGTCGTGCATGGCGCGGACTATTAAAGAAGTATTTACAATATCACCGACGTTTCCGACATCAAGAGAGAAGTCTTTTAAATCGAATTCAGCAAAAACAGAGCGCCCGCCCTGGAAACTATCCGATCTTAAACATTCCATGTTTAAACCGTTTTCCTGTAAACGGTCAATGAAATTAAAAATCTCCCTGTTCTGAATTACTCTGTAGTTATTAGTAACTACACCCAGGAAATCATTATTGTCTGTTCTAAAAGTACCTTTAATTGGTAATACTTTACCTTTAGAATCGTAGATAGGACGTTTTTCAACATCCCAGTTTAAATTTGATTTTTGGAAATCTTTTAAATTGTGGATTTTTGTACGGCTCATAAGAGCTCCCCTCATTTTTTAAAGTTGTGTTCTATCAACTAATTATTTAAACGAAATCTATATCTACTACAATTATTTTATTTTTAAAATAGTTTACAATTATAGTTTTAATATTACCTGTAAACGTGGTTGAGAACAATACTGTACCGTTATTATCATTATTAGCTATATACTGTAATAACCTACCCAAACTCTCAGGACGCGCGGACACTCTGAAAATTTCCTCATGATCCGTGAAAGAAAATTTATCAACAATTCTACGATATACACAATAATAAACACAAGAGCCCCCGTTTTCAAGAACCTCCGTTTTCTCAACTTTAATGTTAACCAGTTTATTTTTGAAATACATAATAATTCCCTTCATTTTTTAAAGTGTTGTTCTGTCACTTAATACCTAAATAAAATAATAAATGTAATCTTTAAACGCAATACTTTTTTTATATTTTTATTTTCCGTCCATCTAAATCGTTTAAAACTAACAACTTACAGCGCCTACTTTTTTAAAATTTTTTAAACGCGTAGTTTTTACGCGCTGGGAAACGGCTGTAAGATAATTCTGCCTGTCTCTCTTCAGGCTGAAGGATACAGTATTTATAGTAGATGACAATGAGACATGCTTATACATTTCCTCCATAGCCTTCCTGTGGCTTGTGGCGTGTATTGTGAATACGGACACTGTATCGAGTTTAGTTCTTATTGTAGCTGTGAAAGGTATCATTCTTAAAAATCTCCTTCTTAATTAGTATTAATATGAACGTTTCATGAAAATTTCAACATCTGAAAAACGTATAATATGCCTAACCTGTTTTATATCGTTAGATTCGGTGAAAACTTGTAGCAACTTCTCAGCTTTATCTATGCCTACTACGGACGACGTATAGTAATGATCTAACTGTATATTATATTGATCCGGGAATTTTAATGTACCTGCGAGTTTTAAAATTTCAGCCTTCAACGTGACCTCCTAAAAAATGTTAATTATTGACTACTACTTAAATATAACACTGTTCCAGAATAAAAGCAATAAAAAAGATATAATAACGCAATAATTATGCGCCTTCACGCATGGGGTGTATACCTATACTAATAATAAAAATTTACAAATAATAATATATATAACTATAAATCATACACTTACAGCTTAAAACCTGTATTCTTGAGTAAAATAAACACTGTTCTATTATATATGAAGGTAGTTATATACGTATACGCCATGCGTTAGTATTGCGTTTGTATTGCGTTTCAAATAAATAAGGAGCGAAAGCCTGTCCTTGACAACAGGCAGACACTCCCGGAGGCAGCCGTAAGGCTGTTGACATTAGGTAGGCCAGCCTAAATCTGTTTTACTTTTGAGAGTAATAGTCTGTCCCATTATCCCAGAAGCTGATATACTGTGTTGGAATATCCAATCAGTACAATAATTCTGAACAGCCGCCCCAGTGGAGTCGGCGGTCTTTATATCCCAGGCGTTTCCATTACCGGCGATTACCCTACCGTTAATCTCACCGTTAAATTGTTGGCATCTAATATTCGCGTGTTGTTCATTAGGTAGATCCCAATTGGCGGGTTGAGCTAAAATCTCAAGTACGCACCCGTCAAGTTGTCCGGCGTTAGCTGTTCCTATTAAAAACGGGTCGGGAAAAGTTAATAAAAGAATATCTCTATACCTGACGTAAGACATGTCAAAATCCAAGTAATGAGATAAATCACTCACACCGCCTACGTCGATAGGTCCCCGAATAGTTCCAGCACTGCCAGCAATGAGACCTGACCAACCGCGCCCTATAAATTGCGGATTTAACTTCAATGAAGCGGATACAGTACCGACAATGGAACCGGATATTACGGCCGACATTTGACTCTGTAAATCACCCACTTGAATACTTAAAGAATTTATAGCGTTCTGAGCTGAGTCTGCCCATCCGTCAAGGGAAGGGAATAGAGAATTTACAACATAATTTTGCTGTTCATAAGTCAACCTATGCAGCCAGTTCATTACGTTACGTTCAGGCCGTTTACGGAAAGGAATCCATCCGAAAAGTTTTTGAGTGGCCGAAGCTTCTACAACATTATTTTCCCCTGTTGTTGGGTCTATCTGATCTGTCCTCGCGAATTCCGGCAAGTCTGCGGGTGGGTCTGGAAAAATTAGTCCCATATTCTTATCTCCTATGAAAATTATTATTTGTAAATTAAGTTATTAACTCAACGAAACGTCCGCCTTCAAGTACATTACCTACACCCGTTTCACCGAACCCCAGCGTATTAGCCTCCGGAGGATAACCGCCTTCACCATCAAAAGCGAAATCCGGGTCGTCATCAATTGACCAAGTGAGGATAATCTTAACGCCTGAAGAAGCGATTAATTCAATCCTTTCCCGTAAATCTGAGGGGGGAGTGAAAACTGATTTAAAATTTATTAATAAAGTAGCGTTACCTATTTCTCTTAAGTGCATCTCCGTCGGATTCATTATAGCTTGGAAAGCTTCTATAATTGTTTCAGGTTCCCCGCTTGACTTATTGACGAAAATCCGTAATCGTATAGCTTCTCTATAATTATCGTCTGTTCTAAAATTACGCTCCTCACCTACAAGCTCCCCTATCATGTCAAGCTGGTCCCCTGTCTGTGTATCCAAATCTTTTAGAAGTTTTAAAGTACTGAGAACATCTTCTATATTCTGAGTTTCCTTTACAAATATAGCGGCAGCGGCTTTAAGCTGTTCCCTATCTGTAAACTGCTCTACTAATAGATTTAAAGCTCTTTCAACATGGTTAGGTATAGAATCGTCAGGTTGACCGACGAAATCAAAATAACCAAATGAGGCTATTAACCCCATCCGTAAAGGTATTGTTTGACCGTAAAGAGCTATATTATTTATATTCGGCATTAATACCCCTCGTTAAGGAATTACAACTCTTGAACGTTCTGTTTCAGTAGATCTGGTAATGGTCAAAATAGATGTGTTGTCCCTTTTGTAAAAGGTTAGGTCACCCACATTAGGCGTATCTTTACGGATACGGCCATCCATCATAGCCATAGATAATTGTAGAATCATATCCACGGTTATGCCATCTACTACACTTGACAGATTGAAATCGGATAAAGTACCGCTCGGTAATTTATCTATAATTTTTTGTAGCTCAGTGTCAATAGATTCAAAATTGGAACCGGCTACCGCTGGGGTAGAGCTGACATCCTCTGATCTGAAGGCTTTGGCTATTATCTGTTTATTAACTGTACTATCATTTAAGTCTCCAGTGCTTGTTCCTATAGCTGTTATGATATCTGCGTGTTGATCTTGTAGGGTGTCATGTTCGGTTGATAAATCTTGTTGATTTACTACAAGTGTAAAGTGTTCAGCGAATAAAGTGTCATGTTCCGCTGCGAGTTCTGCGAGTTCCGCCGCGTCAATATCTTTACCGACTCCCTGACCTCTCGCCACAATACCTGAATAAGCGCCGCCTGTAGCTTCGGCTTTAATAGCGTTCCCGTTGGGGGACAGTACTTGTATACCGTGACTGTCGGCGGATATACCGGGTGAAATTTTTAAAGCGATATTACCGGATACTATCCCAAGACCTACGCCGCCACTATCTATATTAGATACCTGCATACCCGGTTGAGCGGATCCTTTACCTTCACAGTTAAAGCCTATACCGAGTACTGTATTTTTAGCTTCGAAAGCCGCCTCACTTGACGTATTGCTGATAGCGGATAATTGTTCTAATTTAATCTTACCTACTCCATCCGCGCCGTAGTACGCGTTATAAGCGTTTAAAGTCATAACCTGAAAGTCATGGAATACATGTAAAGGGCTTGTCCCGTTAGGGGAAGTCCAATAACTTATACGTATCCTACCCAGTGTATTTAAGTCAGACGTTGACAGGATAAGAGCGTGCTCACCGTTCTCCCTATATACTGTCATGTTTGTTGTATTTCCGTACGCTCCGCCGTTTTTTGATATCCTAAACTGTTTTGAAGCTGTAACAGGCGTTAAACCGTCCGCTTCAACTATGGGACCTACTATGACCGTTGAGGCTGTACTTTGTGGTAAAGGTAACATAATTAATTTCCTTTTGTAAATTATGATTATTGATGTATAGTTCTCATTCTGAAATAATAATCCGGTATACCGCCAGTTACTGGCGTAGTGCCGGTAGCTCCTATAACTTCCCAGGATACGGTTGATGTATATACAGCCTCATCTTTTATAACTGAAATCTGAGTTTGCGAATCAAACCGATAGACAAATGAGAATTCTTGATAATCATTATTTGTTGAATTCGTAGTCTGCCAAGATTGTACATGTCCCCCGGAGGATAGGAAAGTGTCGGTTGTCAATACACTGGAAATAGCTATAGCAGTTATAGCCGCTGTGGCTGTTTCCCAACCTCTCTGCACTGATAGGTCAGGGTGTTCAATCACATACCCTTTATAGTTGATATCCCCCGCAGTATACCCGCTCAGCCTTACGGTTACGTTATCAAATAATCTGGCGCCTCGCATCATGTTAGAGTTTAAACCAGAAGCGCTGTATTTGGTTAGGTTTACTTTTAAGAACGATTCATTTTCAGTAACTGAGGTAATGATAACATCCTTATAAGTTTCCCCTATACTATCGCCCGCGAAACTTTGAACAGTAGCTCCTGATATAGATATTACTTGCCATTCCGCCCAGTTCGTTACGTTCGGGAAGTCTAAGTATATGAGTAACGTTGTTGCAGTCGTCAACATGTCGTTTACAAGTGATTCCTCCATTAACGTGTCCAGTGTTTGACCTCTCGCATAAGTGAGGCTATATGATTCCCCTAAATCAACTGAACTTATAATCGTGGAGTTGGCTGTTGTCGTCAGGTTATCCAACCCCCTTTGTACAGATA